TATATATTATTTGGGAGAAAAAACTTTAGTAAAATTATTTCCTGAGATACTTGAAAAACCAATTTCTTTTACCGATATTTTAAATAGAGCTGAAGAACTCTTAAAAGAGGACAAAGAAAACAAAGTATTAAAGAATTTACTAACAGGAAAAACTAAAACAGGAATTTATGGAGAAGAATTCTTCCAAGTCAATCAAAAGATTGTCGACTTATCAAATCCAATTATCACGGAAGAAGGAAAAGAAATCGTTGAACTTTATTGTAATGAAACATTAGACCCTGAAGGAAGAGGTTATCGAAACTTAATTAAACTTATGATGGAAGATGGTTTTTTTAAGTTCCTACCAAAAGGAGATGACGCATGGGTTAATTTCGTAAAACCATTTTTAAAGTTAACAAGAAAAGAAAAGAAAAAATACCAAACAAATAAATAATATGAAAGAGCAACAAGAAAGCACAAAGTTAGAGTTTGTAATGATGGTTAACAATAACATCATCGTACAAAGATTCTTCAATGTTAGAGATTATAATCCTAACGCAAAAAGTTCACTTGAACTGTATGAGTATCTAAAAGATTTAAAGGATGAATTATCCTATGAATTAAAGATGAAGACCGCAGTTTATATGTTGGATAACAGGTATGAGATTGAGAACAATCCTGAAGTTTTAAACACGTCTTATACTGACGGACCTGAATCATTTAATATCTTTCTTAAAGAAGGAGATAAGACAATTTGTCATAGAAGATTCGACGCAAAAATCTATCCACCTAAAATAAGATACACCGTAGACATACGTCCGCACATAAAAAGTATTCTTTCGGGTTTAACTGACATTTTTTCATCTGAAAATTTAACTTACAAATACCTTGAAGTTAATACAATTTAAGAATATTTATCAATACAATTATATAACTTATGGCGTCAAACAAAAATTTCGAGTATCTAGGTAGTACTTTCCAACTTCAACTTCTAAACCAAATTATCGTAGATAAAGATTTTTCAAGGTCAATTATTGATGTCATGGATTCTCAATACTTTGAGAATAAGTATTTCAAATTAATATTCCAAATGATTAAGGAATATTACGGGAAATACGAACACACCCCTAATTTCGATACTTTAGAACAAATTACTAAGTCTGAATTACAACAAGAATTAGCGTCTAAAATAGTTTTAGATACGTTAGTTAAAGTTAAGGACGCACCTCACGAAGGAAGTACCTTCGTTCAAGACAAAGCAATGAAATTCTGTAAACAACAAGAATTACAGAAAGCAATTACTAAGGCTCAAAAAGTAATCGATGGCGGTGAATTTGAGAACTATGAACAATTAGAAACCTTGGTTAGAGAGGCTTTACAAGTTGGAGAGAGAGAAGACGGAATGTCTGACGTTTTCTTTAACCTAGATGATGTATTAAATGAAGATTACAGACACCCTATCCCTATGGGAATACCGGGTATTGATAGATTATTAAAGGGAGGTTTGGCAAAAGGAGAAATTGGCGTTATCTTAGCACCAACTGGCGTAGGTAAATCAACATTCTTGACTAAAATATCAAATCACGCGTATAATCTTGGATATAACGTCCTTCAAATCTTTTTTGAGGACAATCCAAAGATTATTCAAAGAAAACATATTACTTTATGGACAAAGGTTCATCCTGATGAATTATCCATTAAGAAAGATGAAGTAATGGCAAAGGTTCAAGAAGTTAGAGACTCTATGCCAAACAGATTAATCTTAAAGAAATTACCATCGGACACTATGACAATGTTACAAATCAAGAATCAGATTAGAAAAATGATTGCCGATGGTATTAAAATCGATATGGTTTTATTAGATTATATTGATTGTGTTGTTCCTGATAAGAACTTAGGTGACGAATGGAAATCAGAAGGTTCGGTTATGAGAGCATTTGAAGCGATGTGTCACGAACTATCAATAGTTGGATGGACGGCAACACAAGGTAATAGAAGTTCAATTTCATCTGAGGTTGTAACAACAGACCAAATGGGTGGGTCAATTAAAAAGGCTCAAGTTGGTCACGTTATCATATCTGTTGCAAAAACATTACAACAAAAAGAAATGAAACTTGCAACCATTGCAATTACAAAATCACGTATCGGAGATGATGGTGTGGTTTTTGAGAACTGTAAATTTGACAACGGGATGTTAGAGATTGATACTGAAAGTTCGGTAACATTCTTAGGATTAGAAGAACAAAAAGAAGAACAAAATAGACAAAGAGTAAAAGATTTACTTGAGAAGAGAAAACAAAGACAGCAAAATAATTAATTATGGAAAAAATATTAAAAGAGAATCCAAACAGGTTTGTTATATTTCCAATCGAATATAATGATATTTGGGAATACTATAAACAACACCAAGCCGCTTTTTGGACGGCAGAAGAAATTGATTTAACGGGAGATATTCGAGATTGGGAAAACCTTTCAGATAATGAAAGATATTTCATCAAAAATATTTTATCGTTTTTCGCCGCGTCAGACGGTATTGTAAATGAAAATCTGGCAGAAAATTTCTACAGAGAAGTTCAATATCCTGAGGCTAAATTCTTCTATGGATTTCAGTTGATGATGGAGAACATACACTCATTAATGTATTCTTTATTAATTGATACTTATGTCTCTAACCCCAAAGAAAAAGATGATTGCTTTAACGCAATCGACAAGTTACCTGCGGTTCAAAAAAAGGCTACGTGGGCTCTTGAATGGATTAAAAACGCATCTTTCCAAGAAAGATTGGTGGCATTTGCCGCGGTAGAAGGAATATTCTTCTCAGGTTCTTTCTGTTCTGTATTTTGGTTAAAATCAAGAGGAATTATGCAAGGTTTGTGTAACGCAAACGCATTAATATTTAAAGATGAAAACTTACATTGTGATTTCGCAATTCATTTGTTAAACAATCACGTTGAAGATAAACCAAGCGAGAAACGAATTAAAGAAATTTTATTGTCCGCATTAGAAATTGAAAAGGAATTTATCACCGAATCATTACCGGTATCATTAATAGGTATGAATTCAAATCTAATGAAACAATATTTGGAATTTGTGGTAGACGGTCTACTTGTTAAATTGGGTTGTAAAAAACAATTTAATGTAGAACAACCATTCAAGTTTATGGAACAAATTGCCGTTGAAACCAAAGGAAACTTCTTTGAATCAAGAACCGTTGAGTACCAAAAGGCTAAATTAAATGAAACAATTAATTTTACAGAAGATTTTTAACATGATGTCACTAAAGATTAAAAAAAGAAGTGGAGAGGAAGTATCTTTTAACCCACAAAAGATTTATAATAGAATTAAAAAGGCCGCAAAAGGATTAAATGTTAATTCTGATGAGATTTTTATTAAAGTTATAACATCAGTTCCTGTTGAGGGGCATATCACAACAAAAGAATTAGACAAATTAGTGTATGAGATTGCCGCCGCTTATACTGGTAGTCATCACGACTATTCCCGTTTAGCGTCTTCAGTTGCGATATCATCTTATCATAAAGAAACTAATCCAAGTTTTTACGAGACTATGGAAGAACTTTATGAAGCCGGTATTGTTAACAAAGATTTCATTATTTTAATGCAAATGTTTGGTAAAGAAAAAATTGATTCCATAATAAATCACGACAATGATTATAATTTTGATTATTTTGCTTGGAGGTCGCTGCAAGAAATGTATCTTTTAAAGTTACCTAACGGTAAAACTATTGAAAGACCACAACATATGTATATGAGAGTTGCGTTATGGGTAACAAATAGCTTTGATGATGCTATTGAGTACTATAAGTCATTATCAAATCAGTTAATTTCTCCGGCAACACCAATTATGATTAACGCAGGAACAAAAGTACCTCAGTTAGCATCGTGTGTATTACACTACAACAACTCAGATTCAAGAGAAGGACTCCTTCAAACAATGAATGACATCTCAACTTACTCATCTGACGCTGCCGGTATCGGTTTATCTATGAGTAACATTAGAAGTAAAGAAAGTAGAATATCAACTTCAGGGGGATTTGCGGGAGGGTTATTAAAATACCTTAAAATTGTTAACGAGTCATTAAGATTTTTTAATCAACAAGGCAGAAGACCCGGTAGTGCCGCAATTTACCTTGAACCTTGGCATAAAGATATTTTTGACCTATTAGAAATTAAAAAGAATACGGGAGCGGAAGAATTAAGAGCGAGAGATTTATTTACTGCACTTTGGATTCCTGACAATTTTATGAGAGCGGTTAAGAACAATGAAGACTGGTATTTATTCTGTCCTAACGACATTAAAAAGGCGGGTATTAAACCACTACAAGAATGTTATGGTGATGAATACGAATCCAATTACGCTCTTGCCGTTTCAATGGGACTTGGAAAAAAAGTTAAAGCTCAAGATGTTTGGACTAAAGTTATTGAATCTCAAGTTGAAACAGGAGTTCCTTATTTATGTTCAAAAGATAATGCTAATAAAAAGACTAATCATCAAAACATTGGAGTTATTAAACAATCGAATTTATGTAATGAGATTTATCAATATACTGATGAGAAAACGACCGCTATCTGCACACTATCTTCAATGGTATTAAAAAACTTTATTGTTGACGGTAAATTTGATTTTAAGTTACTATATGATGAAACAAGAAAAGTTGTAAAAGCACTAAACAAAGTGGTTGACGTAAATAATTATTCAACCGAAAAAGGTAAAAAAGGTGGGTTAGAACAGAGAGCAATTGCAATAGGAACACAAGGACTTGCGGATGTTTTCTACTTAATGGATTATGGATTTACATCGCCTGAAGCGAAAAAACTAAATAAGTTTATTTTTGAAACTATATATTTTGCCGCAATTACAGAAAGTAATGATTTATGTAAAAACGGAAAAAGAAAACCATATGAGTTCTTTGACGGTTCACCAATGTCAAAAGGTGTATTTCAGTTTGATATGTGGGGATTAAAAGATATTGATTTATCAGGAATGTGGGATTGGACTCAATTAAAAGAAGATGTTAAAAATTATGGTGTGTGTAACTCATTATTCACAGCACAAATGCCTGTAGCGTCATCAGCAAAAATTACTGGTTCGTATGAAATGACAGAACCCGCTCATTCGGCAATTTTTAATAGAAGAGTTGTTGGAGGTGAGATTATGATTGTTAACAAATACTTAATTAACGATTTTGAAAAACTTGGTATTTGGTGTGAAGACCTAAAAAATGAAATCATTTTAAATGAGGGGTCAATACAAGGAATTAATTTTAATAATTACTTAGATGTTGAAGATAAAAATTATCATAAAAAAGTTAAACGTATTGAAAATTTAATACCAAAATACAAAACAATTTGGGAAATTTCACAAAGAGAATTAATTGATATGGCGGCAGATAGAGCACCATTCATTGACCAATCACAATCAATGAATATATACATGAGTAACCCTACTCTATCAAAAATAACATCATCACACTTCCATTCTTGGGAGAAAGGTTTAAAAACTTTATGTTATTATGTTAGAACTAAAGCAATCTCAACGGGAGCAAAACATTTAGCGGTTGATATCTCAAAAATAGAAAAACCTAAAACAACTCCTGAAGCACCAAAGGTAGATTTTAAATTACCTGAAAAACCTAAAAACAGTGAATTTGAATGTTTTGGATGTTCTTCTTAATATTAATCCCGACATAGTTCGGGATTTTTTATTTATATCTATTTATAGAAAATAAACAGAACATATATTTATATGTATGGCAGAATACCCAACATATGGAATAAATTTTCCATTTAGAGATTCTTATGAAGGAACTTATTTTGATTTATCTGTTAATTCTGAGGAAGAAGTTAGGTCAAACTTAATCCATTTGCTATTAACAAGAAAAGGAACGAGATATTTTTTACCTGATTTTGGAACTAGATTATACGAATTTATTTTTGACCCAATGGATGGACCTACTTTTTCAGAAATTGAAGGAGAAATAAGAGAATCGGTTTCTCAATATATTCCGGGAATAACAATAACTAATATTGAAGTAAAACCGGCCTCTGAAGATGAAGAAGGTAGAGGGACTTATATTAATTCTGACGGTAAAAGAGAATTTGTTGTACCGGGTATTAGTCAAAAAGAACATACCGCAAAAATAAAGATTGATTACATATTAACTGAAACTGCTTTTAATACAAGTGATTTTGTAATTATTAATATTTAAAAAATATGGCAAATAAAAAAATATCTTACACAACAAGGGATTTCCAATCAATAAGAACTGAATTAATTAATTTTACAAAAACTTATTATCCTGACTTAGTTGAGAACGTTAATGACGCCTCCATCTTTTCAGTTTTAATAGATTTAAACGCGGCGGTAACTGATAACCTACAATATAATATTGATAGAAGTATACAGGAGACGGTATTACAATATGCACAACAAAAATCATCAATATATAATATTGCTAGAACTTACGGGTTAAAAATTCCGGGACAAAGACCTTCAGTTGCTTTAGTTGATTTCTCAATTACGGTACCGGCGGATAATGATAAAGAAGATTTAAGGTATTGTGGGATTTTAAGAACGGGAGCACAAGTTAATGGTGCTGGCCAAATTTTTGAAACTGTTTATGATATAGATTTTAGTTCAGATGTTAATGTTGAGGGGGTTACTAATAGACTAAAAATTCCTAATTTTGATGCCAATAATAAATTGATTAATTATACCATAGTTAAAAGAGAAACTGTTGTTAATGGAGTTACTAAAGTTTTTAAAAGAGTTATAACCCCTAACGATATTAAACCATTTTTTGAATTATTTTTACCCGAAAGAAACGTGTTAGGAATTACAAGTGTATTACTTAAAGACGGAACTCAATACGCTAACGTACCAACAACTCAAGAATTTTTATCATTGGATAATAGATGGTATGAGGTTAAAGCTTTAGTAGAAGACAGAGTCTTTGTAGAAGACCCAACTAAAGTATCAGATAACCCCGCAATAAAAGTGGGAAAATATTTAACAGTACAAAATAAATTTATCAGTGAATTCACACCTGAAGGGTTTTGTAAACTAACCTTTGGAGGAGGTTCACAATCTGCTGATGAACAACTAAAAGAATTTGCGAGAAACGGACTTAAATTAGACCTTTATAAATATTCTAATAATTTTGCGTTAGGTAGTACTTTAAAAGCAAATACAACTTTATTTGTGCAATATCGAATTGGAGGTGGTACAGGAAGTAATTTAGGTGTAAATGTTATTACTCAAATAGGAACGGTATCATTTTTTGTTAATGGACCTTCACAATCAATGAACACAAATGTTATAAATTCTTTAAGGTGTAATAACGTAACCGCGGCAATTGGTGGTGCTAACAATCCAACAATGGAAGAAGTTAGAAATATGGTGGCGTTTAATTTTGCTGCCCAAGATAGAGCTGTAACTATTAATGATTACGAATCAATAATAAGAACTATGCCTTCTAAATTTGGAGCGCCGGCAAAAGTAAGTATTGTTGAGGAAAACAATAAAATAAAAATTAAGATGTTAGCGTATGATGACACTGGAAATTTGACAGAAACTATATCAAATACGTTAAAAAGTAATGTTGCTAATTATTTATCAAACTACCGAATGATAAACGACTACATTTCAATAGAAACCGCTAATGTTATTGATTTAGGTATTAATATTAGTGTTGTTTTAGACGGTGCTCAAAACCAAGGTTCAGTTATATCACAAATAGTTAATGTTGTTTCTAATTACTTTGCACCAGGAAATAGAGAAATGGGTCAAAATGTCAATGTGTCCGAAATAAGGAGACTAATTCAAAGTCAAAACGGAGTTATTACAATATCAGAAATAAAGTTCTTTAATAAAGTGGGAGGTCAATACTCTTCATCACAAACATCCCAAAGATATGCGGTTCCGGCAACAAGAGAAATTGAATTAGTTGACGATACAATATTTGCAGAACCAAGCCAAATGTATCAAGTTAGATTTCCAAGTAAAGATATTGTTGTTGCTCTTAAAAATCTAAGAAACACTAATTTCTCCTAATAAATTTATTTTAAAAAAACTTAACTTATCTTTTTGAAAATAGACCATAAACTATTTATCTAAAAAGATTTTTTATATAATGCCGAATTCAATTAGGATTAGAACACAAGTTGGAGTTGATAAATCAATCAGAGTTTTATTAAACCAAGATTTTGAATATTTGGAGATATTATCTCTAAAAATATTACAAAGTCAAATATACAACAGACAATGTTCTGATTACGGAGTAGTTGTTGGTAGAGTTACCTCAAATAACGGATATGGAATCCCAAATGCTAAAATTTCAATTTTTATTCCTTTAGACCAAGAAGATGAAACTAATCCGATAATTTCTGAATTATATCCTTATAAATCATTAAGTGATGTAAATGAGGATGGTTATAGGTATAATCTATTACCTTATGTTAAATCTTATAGCGAACACGTTCCAACAGGAACTTTTTTTAATAGAAAAGACGTATTAACAGAACCATCGTTAATTGAAGTTTTCGATAAGTATTTTAGATATACTGCGAGAACCAATGATAGTGGCGATTTTATGATTTTTGGAGTTCCTGTGGGACAACAAACAATACATGTTGATATTGATTTATCAGACATTGGTGAATTTTCATTATCGCCTCAAGATTTGATAAGAATGGGTGTTGCCACAGAATCTCAGATTTCAGGAACAAAATTTAGGTCATCTACAAATTTAGCAGAATTACCTCAAATAATTTCTATTAATAGGGTTATACAAGTAGAGCCATTATGGGGTCAACCTGAGATTTGTAATTTAGGTATAACAAGAACAGATTTTGATTTAACTGATGAGGCTAATATAACAATAACCCCGACCGCAATTTTTATGGGTTCTATATTTTCAGATATAGATACAATGGCGTTAAAATCAAATTGTAAACCAAGATTAAAACAAGGTGAACTATGTAATTTAATTGCCGGTCCTGGAGAAATACTAACTATAAGACAAACAATATTTCAAGACACATTAGGAAGACCGTTTTTAGAATCTTTTGATTTAGAATCAGGAGGACAAGTTATTGATGAAAACGGAACATGGATTGTTGATATACCAATGAATTTAGATTTTGTTACAACAAACGAATTTGGTGAAAAAGTTTTATCTAACGACCCAAAAATTGGTGTACCCACTAAGGCAAAATATAGATTTAAAATAAAATGGAATCAATCTCCAACATTAAATGAAGACACAAAGAGAGGTTATTATTTAGTACCAAATATCAGAGAATTTGGTTGGGATTCCGGAGGTAATACAGTTATTAATCAAACATTACTTCGTAAATCATACGCATTTAGTATTAATTGGGACGATTATGTTGACCCTCAATCAGGAATTAATTGTGAAGATTCATTTTATGAAATGGCTTATAATAAAGTTTATTCTGTTTCACAATTAATCGATAAACACAGACAAGGTACATTACCAAATAGGTTTGTTAGTATAAAGAATATATTAGATGAAAGTTGCGAAAGCGAAAATAACAGATTTCCAACAAATGATGCGGTATATAGAGGAGATATTATATTCTTAATATTTTTATTTTTTATCAGTATATTTCAAATTATAATGTTACCACTGGTTGTGGTGATTCATGTTTTATATGTTCTAATAATCATTGTAAAATACTTGGGTATTTTTTTGGCTGCTCTAAGTTTTTATTTCCTACTTAAAGAAGTATCTTCGGCAATTGCTGCTTTAAATATTGGTGTCGTTACCCCTGCCGGACCTGTCTCCCCAAATTTTAAATTATTTTTTATATCCCTTAAAAAGGCTATTGGTTGGGGATTAGCAACCGTTGCTTTTGCATTTTTATGGAAAAAATTAAAAGACGTTAAACTTAAACCATTTAGTTTACCTATAATGTTGTATGACCAATGTGAATTTTGTGATTGTAATCAAGAAGAAAATGACATACAAGATAGTTACGAATCTGAAGTTGCGGGAGGTATGCCAAGCTTACCTGGTGCAGGAAGTCCGTCACAAAGCACTTCAGGAGTTGGAGGAGGTGCCGGTGCAATTGGAGGAAATTCTTCCGATATTTCTAATAATGTACAAGGTCAAATATCAGAATTTTACACCAACAACTATTTTCTTAATTTAGTTAGCAGTCAACCAATATATTCATTTATAGGACAATCAGTTGCGGGTCAAGAATTTTTAAACCCACCTACAGATACTCCGGTTTGCGGTAGTTTAGTTCCTAATTTAACCCTTAGTGTCGACTCTTCAGGTAATGAAGACTATGTATTCACAAGTAGTTTAAATTTAGGTGAAAGAATTAATTTATTTAATACGAAGGCTAAATTTTTTGACGAAATCCCAAACAACCCTGGAGGAGGTGTCAACCAAATTAAAGTAAGTTTCTTAACAGGTGGGACTATGACTTCGGATATTGACGCTCATTATGATAATATTGTATTCTTAATGTTAACTCCTGATAGTTTACAAAGTTTTAATGATGGAGATATTATAACTTTCCAAAATCCTAGTTTTAGTAAAGATGTTAATGTTGTTGGAGGACCAACAAATCAATACGGTAATAATTCAATAACGGGAACACCGGTTAACACCGCCGCTTATCCTGTAACAGTTAATTATGTTAAACCCGATGGAACTCCTGGCTCAGTAAATTACACAATACCAACACCAAATTCTGCCGATACCAACTATCACAAATATCCTATTGATTTAGAATACTTCCAAGTGATAACCGCGATGACTTATTCAAATTTTGCGTCGCAACAAGGAACAACATTAACGAATTCATTAAACAAACGTTTTTTGAATAATACTATGTGGTTTTTAAAGATATATAAAGATGGTGCTCCTGATAATCAATCAGAACCAATTACCGGTATAAATCCATTAACCGCTTTTGACGACTACCAAAATCAGGTATGTTTATTTTTAGTTAGAGGAGTTGACCCATATTCATCAAAACAACCTGTAACGTATGATTTAAGTAAAATATTTGGACATTCATCTTATAATAATGTTCTTATTAAAGGTTTTTATAAATTAAATCAACCTATCGTAGGAGGGTTTAAAAACATAAGACATAATTTAACTAATAGTACAGATTTAGACTCATCATATTCCAACTCCAACTTATATTTTAAATCATTTAATTATCAACCATCAACAACACAATTTAGTGGATTTGGTTCAAATTTACCATCATATTATTCTAACTTAGATAATAATTTAAATAGCGTCACTTTTGGTACTTGTTGTAACCTTAGTCCATTATATCTGAACACAGTTTTAAGTCAAACTACTTATGGTGCTAGAGCAATTGGTAATATTACCTATTCCTCATCTTCCCCAACAGGGTGGTATGGTAAAAACGCCTTTGTATATGAATTTAATACCCCTGTTTTTTCATCAAGTTCACCACCACCATTACCATTAGTCCCTTATTACGCTCCAACCCCCAATAATACATTATCAAAAAACAGAGGGTATTTTGTTTCCGAAATTGTTGAAGGGGGGGGTTTAATGATTATGGATGTTACTATAAGAGATACAACCATTGGAAGTCCTGCCGTTGTAACTGCGTATCTATCAACATCATATTCTACAGCAACAACCGTAACATACCCAACAACAATCAAAACAAATAGAAAAACAGTAATGAGGTCTGATAGATTACCAACTTCAACAAATGTTTTTTCAAATTGTGAAATAGATTATTTATTACAAAATAACCCAAATTTTTCAATTTATGTTATTGGAGAAAATGGAATATTACCTTCACAAACCACTACAATACCTTTTTTAACTCAAGGTCCTTATGATGGAAATACTTTTACATCCAATACATTAAATAATACTGTTATTAATAGTTTAAATGAATGTCAGGATTCGGTACCATTAAAATGTTATGAATTTGTTGGAGATGAATTTAGATTAAAAACGGGGGATGCTTGTAAAAGTACCGAATATGATGGAAGTCCTAAATTAATATGGAAAACAGGATGTTATAAATTAGTTACAAGAATTTTGTTATCAATACCAACAGACTTTTTATTAATTGCGGAATGGGCTGCGAGAACTAAAATAGTGTTCGGAGCTTGTAGGAATGTATTTTCACATGTGTTCACAAATAATTGGATTAATGGTTCTTTATACGCATTTGCGTTTAAAAATAATAGAATTTTTAATAATCAAAACCAACCAACAAGTGATATATGTGATAGAACAGTTTATTTTGACCCAACAACAAATAATTTTTATTATAGAAGTAGCCCATACTATTCAGGAACAACAGAACAATATTTTTGTGGGTCACCTGGAACTGAATCAACAGTTCAGTTAGGTAATTTAAGATACCCAACAACATTAATTGATTTAGGTCCTAGAAATTTTTATCTACAAGAAATTATAATGTCTGATGATTATGACGGATATGTTGTTAGTCAATTAAGAACAACAACATTTGGAGACGTATCAGAAATTTTTAACATTTTTATGTTATCAAGAATGGCTAATTCAGGATTTTGGAGTCAAGTTTTTGGTAGCGGAGGTAACAGTGTGTTAAAATACTTTGACAGTAGAGGTAGATTTCAAGTAGATGCTGACTACGCTCAAATGATTTCTATAAATTCTGAGTTAGGAGTTAATGAATTTCAAAGTGAAAGTTATCCTGATGTACCAGGAACAGGTCCAATTTATTTTAGTAATGGGGGCTCAGAAAATGGTATATTTGGAATTTTCTTTTCTTCGGACACTCAAGTTAGAGATTTCATATCTCCTAAAAGAACTATTATAATACCTTCAGGAGCGTCAACAAATGACTGTACTTTTAGTTATTTTAATGTTAAAACTCAAAAAGTTCCATTTTATCAATGGCAACTTAAAGATAATCCTAGTACCGCTAATATATTTGGGGCACAATCAAATACTTGGTTTACTGAACCTTTAGATGGTCAAAAATATTTTTCCAATTATTATCAGAAAATGGATAGATTGACAGAATCATCAAGATATTTTAGAACTTTACCTGGTATAACTAATAATAGTTATAATAAAGGGTATATATATAATGTTAATAATTCAGGACAATATAGTTCGGATTTATCTTTCCAAGATTATAATAACTTAGTCAATGGTAAAGAAAAACATATAACAGTAGGTGGACCATTTCATTTTTATTTTGGACTTAAAAAAGGAAGAAGTGCTTGGGATAGATTCGCTAGAAAATGGATAGGGTTTGAAAATATAACAAATTAAAATGGGTAATAATAACGAAAATAGAGTTGTATTAGGGTCTCTAAGATATAAGTCAGCAACAGATACTAATTTACTTTTTAGTGTTCCGTTAATTCAAAATTCGAAACATAATGTCGAATTTGATAGGACAGTTGATATTAGTCTAGAAGATGTTTTCCAAGGAGAAAGACAAAGTTCAGGTAACTTTAGACCGTCTTGTAAATTCACTATATTATTTAAAAACTCTTATTCAGGTAAAACAAATTATGAACCATTTGAAAATAACCTATATTACTTAAATCCTGAAATAACCGCGGCTCAAAATTGCCCACCAAATCCAAATATATATTGGCCAGGATTACCACAGTACAATGAATTCGATTTTATTAGAAATGATAATAATGTTACAGGTTATACCCAACCACCAAATCAACATTTAACTTTTATACCAAAAAGTGCGTCCAATTATAATTGGATGTTCTATATGACATATGCCAAAAGTAACGACTATACAAAACCAATGAAAGTTTATGAAAGGTATAGTGGACAATACATTAATTGGGTTTCGGGAGATGGAATACCTTTTGTAATTGAAAATGTTACTGAGAATGGTTTAGGTATTGTTAAATTTATTTGTCCAATTAAACACGGATTAAATGCTGATGAGTTTGTTAAATTAAGTTTTTCATACAACGGAAAAAATTTGTTTAAAATTGATTCTTTAGGTGACGCTAATTTTGGAAGTGAAGAATATATTTTTAATATTATAAATGTTGGATTTACAGGTACAACGTTTAATAACGGAGTTATTGGAACTTTTAAAAGAGTTATTTTAGGGGATAATCCTTCAGATTCTACTTCAGAATATTATGTAAGAAAACATAAAGTATTAACAAAATTAGATAATGCTGTTTTAACAAAATGCGGGTTTGAACAAAATATTTTTGGTATTAGTAAGAAATATGAGTCAATGGCTTATACTCCTAATAGAATGTCAAGAGTTTCAATAAAAGAAGGTGCTCAATCATATAGTTTATCATTTAATGAAGATATACAAATAAATGACATAATCGACAATCAAAAAAGACCAATAAGTGAGTTATTTTTTACTGTTGTATGGAGAGGTTATTTTGGATGGACATTGGGTGCAAAAAAACAAGGATGGGATTTTAATCTACCTTTAGTTTTTAATCAACCTAGTGATTGGTGGGACTTATTAAATACAAACTCTGAAACCAACCTACCAATAGATAGTTATAATACATCTTGGTCATCTCCTTTTTTATATACAAGAAGTTTAACGACAGGAGATACTTTAGATGGGGATTATTGTGAATGGAATGACTATGAACAAAAAGAGAGAGTAATATCAACATTAAATCATAAGATAAACTTCAATTCTAATAATTTTGATACAGGAGGAGTTTTATCAAATAGTTTAGGGTATTATTACAAACCACATAATCTTATTAAGATAAGAGACTATTCTGATTATATAGAAGAGGGAGACGCTAGTCAAATAGTAGGAGTACCAAATTACGCCTATTTTTCAACCGAAAAAAATTTATTTGTTTGGAGGGATTTATATCCTTATGGGTATATTGATAGTAATGGAATTGGTGTTGATTATCCGTTTTTTAACGGAACTCACTACCCATTTTCTAATTTTATTTTTAGAATAATTCCTGAAGGAACTAATTATAGTGAGAGTGTCATAAACGTACCAACAATAGATTTCTGTGAATAAATTTTATTTTACATTACCTGACGTAACACAAGGAATACAATTACCATTAGAAATGAAATGGGATTTTGACGGCAGAAATGACAGTATTGAAGTATACGAAGATGAGGTACTTGAAACAGTAATAGGTGTACCAACAGATTACGAAATATTAAGATTTTCACACAACGAACATCTTAATAGTCAATTAACAGACATTAATTATCAATTTAATTTTTTTAGTGGAAATCCAATCACAGTAACATCATCAACAATTTCTAATTGGGTAAATAGTTATTTGGTTGAAGGGTTTTCATCTGATGACTTATATTACTATAGAAGACCTTTTACTAAGTCATTTTTTAAGTTAGATTTCTATGATACTCCAAATACCACAACACAGACAAATTATTTTACTATAATAATACCAACACAACAAGGTGAAACAATGACGGCTAGTATCTCACCATTGTCACCATTTAATAATGTTAAAGTAAAAAAACCAAAATTTAAATTAGATTATGTTGGGGATAAAGAAGGGTTCTTTCTCTATTGGTTAAGAAAAAAAGATTTTTTAGATATTAGTACTTTTTATATTTCCGCTAAATTTTTTAACGCTAATTTAGGAGAATTCGTAAGAATGATGAATAGACCACAGTCATCATTACCAAATAAATTTATTTTTAATAGTGATGAATATTTCTATTACAAAGTAGAGTTAAACTACAGTGGTAAAACCTATCAGGTTACTGATTATAATAACTCAAGAATAGGTACTACAACACCAATTTTATGGTATGAATATATTAATCCGCCACAATAATGGAAGATAGAATTTATCATATAAAAATTTCTCCGGAGGTAATAACTAATGACATATTTCCAGCAATATGGAGCGGAGGAACTATTATTCCTCAAATATTTGATGATGAATGCTGTGACATTACAACCACAACAACAACACTTAGAATAACAGGAACGACTTATGTTTATTCATCAATGACACAAATTTTGTCAGGAGGGACAAACGGTAGTTCACTTTTAACAGGACTCACGGTACCAATTTTTTTAAGTGAGAATACAGTTGATGTTGGGTATTATTCAGCCTTTGATGGCGCGATTTCACAACAAGATACAATGTTAAATTTTGTATTCAGTGCTTTTACAGGAGCTCCTTATACGTATTATTTTTATAATACATCCGATGTAGATTTTAAAAAATATTTGAATTTTTCAACATATAGAATAGATTGGGGTGACGGAAGTCCAACACAATTAGCATCTAGTGTAGCACCCGCTTTTTATACTCACACATACTCAATAACACCTGCAACATATACAATTACTATGTCAGGAATGAGTCCTTGGGGGTATAATTTAATTAAAAAAACGGTTTACGTTCCGTTTACAGGAGTGACAATTGATAACCCAAACGGAGAGGCGTATTTTTTTCCTTCTGGGGGCAATTGGTCTGCAACACCAATAAGTTATGAATATATTTTTAGCGGAGATTCAATTTGTGATGTTGACTTACAAACAAGCGATAACTATACAACTGTACCGTTTATTGTTAGTGGATACACAAACTCAAGTTTAAAAGATTTAGAACAATACGGAACTCCAAAATACAAATTAGGTATTCAAGTTACGGGAGACACTGGAACTATTGGTACGTTTTTAGGTTCTGATTCAGGAAATACATACACCGCATACACCATTAATGATGTTGATTACTACGATTTTAATGACGGAACAACTATTTTTTTCGTTTATTCTTCAGGTTTCACATCAGATATGATAACATGCACCGCAATAACAAAAAATGAAGTACTACTTAACGTAATTGACCAACCAGAAATTTATTCCAGTGTATTTATAGAACGAGGAAAGTATTCAGGGCTAGAAAGAGTGCAAAGATTAGGTGAGGTTGATAGTATAGGAGATTTAACTAGTTACGGATATAAATTTTTTAATATAATTAATACATAAAATGGCAACAGGAACGTATGGAACGATAAGACCCGCAGATGTATCACCCGAAGATGTTGATATAATTTTAAATTATACACCATCGAGAGACGATACCAATAATTTTTTATTAACTAAATTAGACGCGTCGTCAATATTAAAACCTTATTTTAATAATTCAAATACCGGAGGTAATGCGAATGTTGAAATTTTAGGTGGGTTATATAATTTAAAATTACCGGCAGACCAATTCAATAAAATTGGTATTTACACATTATTGATTAGACCCGCACAAATAAGAACAAAAATTTTGGATTGTGGAGTATTATCCGCGCTACCAAACGTAAGAGGATTAATTATTGATTTAAATTCAGTACCCGTAAAATTTAGAAATAAGTTTATTAATCAGGGACTTGTTGGGTTTAGAATTGAGTATTTAAATTCAGATGGTAGTAAAATTCCTAATTTTTTTAGATTAATAACCTCATCGTTTTTTTGTGAACCAGTTGTTCAAAATTTAACAAACACTGTTCAAAAATCTATCAGATATAGATATACCGATAATAACACTAATTTACTTTTTTGTACATTATCACCATCATCCGCACCAACAAATAAACCAAACGCGGTTCCATTTATTGGACAACCAAATCAAAGTATAATAATTACAAATACCTTTTTTAACCCAATAACTTTAGATATTGAAATTGCGGAACACGACTTCTCAACAATAGCGATTGCGCTATATGGTAATCAAACCAAATCTATGGAAGATGGAATTTATACGTTATACGATAGAAGTAATAATATTTACAAACAATATAACTTATTTGAGGTTAGAGACCAATTTAATAAATTATTATATGAGGTTAGACAAGATAGAGGTAATAATATTGATTTTAGTAAAAACTTTACAAATATAACACAATAATGAGTACTAATAAATTTACCTGTCCACCACAAAAGGCTTCTGGAGAAGGAACATTTTCTGACAATTTAGTCGGATTACAACTTGTGCAAGGAGGTGGTTTAACTCAAGGTAATTTTGAGTTTGTACAATCTGTAACAGAAAAGACTAACAGAACTTTTAATACCGGTACTTTTTCAGACCCTATAAGTTTAGAATCTTTAGGTATTGATGATATAAATCAGTCTAAACAAATTGTTGAAAACAATTTTAAAGTATACCCAAACTTTGATTTAAGTAAGGTAACAAATTTTACACTATATGGTTCTTTATCTAAAAGATTATCTAGTTCAGTTATAAGTGTAATTAGTTATTTTCCCGCAGGATTAGTTTCGGCATTTTATAGGCCAACATTTGCAACAGGAGTTACGGCCACAGACGTTGAGTATAATGTAATTTCAAATGAAACAGGTTTTGATTTGGATATTATAAATTTAAGAAACCCTTTTGATATAGATTTTACAGTAAATTCAACACGAAATTTATCTTTAAAAGAAATTAAAGTATCTGATTTAAGAGATTTACCAAAACAGGCGGTAAAATATAATTTATATTACAAAGGTAATGCTTATCCCCTAACAAGGATAATCCCTACAAATTCTTTAACTTCAGGATTTTTAAGAGTTTTTGTAGATGGAGAACCATTTGCCGGAGAAACATATATATACGGAGATATAATTATACGACCAAACGACATGGAGGTTAATAAAGTGTTCAACGAGAATTTAGATGAAGTTGAAAACTTTCTATTAAATAGAAATATAAATCCAATTTATAGTGCGGTATTTAATGTCCCAAAACAAACTGATGATGGAACGTACTATGTTTCAAAAGAGGTAATTACTTGGCCTGTTTATGATTTGTGGAATTTAGATATCTTAACGACACAATTCACAACTTATTTGGAAAAATTAAATGATATAGGAGATTCATTTGATGAATTTAAAACAAATTTAATTTCAAGATTTTTAGTTACCGGTTCTTTTAAAGAATTCGATACAATTGGCCAAAAGATGGAGAAAGCACTACAAATCTATGGTAGAAGTTTTGATGAAACTCAGAAGTTTATTACCGCGTTATCATTTATGACATCGGTACATTATAACATTGGAAATGATATACCTTCACAACTACTTAAAAATCTTGCTCAAACATTAGGATGGACAACTAACATTTCACCAATAACTAACGACAATTTTTTGTCATCAGTATTTGGTGAAAAAAATATAGAAAAACCACAATATCAAGGACTTTCCACTGTTCAAACTCCTGATGAATTAAATTACCAATATTATAGAAATTTAATATTAAATTCGGCATATCTTTTTAAATCAAAAGGAACTAGAAAATCCATTGAAATATTATTAAGATTAATTGGGGCACCTGACGCATTAGTTGATTTTAATGAATATGTTTATATTGCTGACCAAAAAATAAATTTAAGTCAATTTAATACTCAATTTGCTAAGATATCTGGAGGCACATATGTTGATGATATTGCAGTTTTAGAACCAACAAATATATTTTCTATACAAGGAGTTAGTTACACAGGATTTACTACATCAACAATAATTGAAGATTCCAACGTTAGGTTAGACGAATATCCTGTCGATGAATTTGGTTACCCTACAACTCCTCCCGATACTGAGGATTATTTTTTCCAAATTGGTAGCGGTTGGTTTGAGCAAACACCACAACATAGAGCCCCTGAAGAAGTTAATTTAACCGATAGCGTCTTTATAGGTTCAAATCCAAATTATCAAACTAGTTTAGTTCCTTATAGTTATGGTGAAATTTATTTACAAAGATTTAGAAAATTTCCATATATGAGTCTTGGTTATAATTTAACAAGACAAATTGATAATAATAAAAGTTGGACTAATAATGAAGTTGGTTTGAGAAGTAATTTAGATAGTTCTTTTACCGCAAGATATAATGTTTCTGATGACAGATTAGTTTTAAATGTTAAAAATGTTGATGTGTTTTTAAACCCTGGTCAAGGTTTAGCATATGACGTTTGGGAAATGTCAAGACAATATAATTATCCAATACCTAATCAAGGACTTAATTGGGTACAACCGACTTATTGTAACCCAAACCCAAATACACCATATCCACAAAGAGGTGGAATAGATTGGACTGAAATAAATCCACAACCAAGAAGAAAAACATTTTTCGAATTTGCCCAAACTTTTTGGAAAAATACGGTCAATGTAAGAAATAGACAATTTATTACTGACGGAAAAACAGGAGGATATCCTACCTTACAGTCAATTTATTGGAAATACTTACAATCAGAAGAAAATATAAACATACCAAATAATAACTTTACATATCAAACAATGATTGATTATGTTAACGGATTAGGGGATTATTGGGTTAGACTTATCGAGCAAATGGTTCCTGCAACAACTTTATGGAATACAGGAGTTAGATACGAGAATTCAATTTTCCATAGACAAAAATTTGTATGGAGAAGACAAAGAGGATGTCAATTAATACCTTTACCATGTAGGTCATGTAGTTTAACAACAAATATATTTACTTACGATTGTCCTTTAGAATCTGTTGAGTGTGACTTATACCCATCAGTTGACACATCAACATTTAGAAGTTTTTACGCTCAAAATTTTGGAGTTGTTTTAGGAACACTATTAAATACGTATTTGACAGAAAATTCAATCGATATTAATAATTGTGTTTTAGACTCCGTAGTTTCTAATTGGTTTGTTGATATAAGAATAGATAATGTAGTAGTTTACCAACAATCATTTTTTACAGGTTATGGTTACACGGACCCAAATTTAAGTGTACCTACTGATGAAACTTGGTTAAATGCGGTCGTGACCGGACTAGATACTTTAATAAATTTTGGATATGATTACTATTTAACAGATGACGACAAAGTTGTTGTTTTTAACCAAATATGTTCAGTATCTGAAGTGGGTGTTAATTTTAAATTAAATATGGGTATAAACTTCCAAATCTACTGTAGTTA